ATAACTACTTAACTGACACAGATGCATTTTACATTATCACTGATGTTCCAAATGGAATGAAATATTTCAACAGAGCTCCATTGACAACTGCAATGGAAGGTGATTTCGATACTGGCAACGTAAGATACAAAGCTAGAGAAAGGTACGCTTTCGGGTGTTCTGATCCTAGAGGTATCTTCGGTGTTGAAGGTGCGTAATACCTAAAATTTTGGGGCGGCCTTAAAACCGCCCCATTTTATTATAAAATGGTGAGAACATGAAAAAATTTAGAGTCCAAATATTTGCTTATCAATTACGTGCAGATTTTATTATAGAATCTTTGGACGGTCCCCTCGATATAGAAAATGCTATCATTGACAAACTAGGAAAAAATGATATAAAGTGGGAGTCTCTTGGAGAAATGCATGATCCAAGAACTAATAGAATAACCTATGAGGAGGTTATAGAAGATGGAAAAACATCTGCAGGACCTTTATCAACAGAAGAAGGGTCTGGACCTAGAATGGGAGCAGGATCATCTCAAGGAGGGTAGATATACTCTCAATATGGTTAAGATTGACAGAAAAGTCAGAGAAGTAATTAGCCATATAAAACTTGCAGAAGCTAGAAAAGCACATCTGCAAAACAAAATTGAGGATTCTGAGCCACAAGTTTCTGTAGCTACTTAATAAAAAGCTACATCGTTGAATAAATTCAATTCACATCACAGGCTCTCTTGCACTCTACTAAAATGTAGTATATAAATTAATTACTATACAATTAATTAGAATACTGACGCGTATAGTCGACGGCCTAGAGACAGTATTCACAAAAACTAGGAGGATTTAATTATGGCAAGTACTACGTTTAATGGACCGGTCCGATCGGAAAAAGGTTTTGAAGTTGCAACTAAAAATGCAACTACAGGAGCAGTAACTACAAGATATAGTTCAGCTTTACCTGA